GTCCATACAAAAAAATTGCACGTGAACACTTTGGATTTGTTATCTAATGGATTTTCTTAAAGACATTGTAAAAGAGATTGGTGATGACTTCACACAACTAGCATCAGATATTGATGAGACAGAATCATATGTTGACACAGGTTCGTACATTTTTAACGGACTTGTTTCAGGGTCTATATTTGGTGGTGTATCTGGGAATAAGATTACTGCCATTGCTGGCGAGTCTAGCACTGGAAAAACTTTCTTCTCGCTTGCAGTTGTCAAGAACTTCCTGGATTCTAATCCTGATGCTAGTTGCCTATACTTTGACACTGAGGCAGCTGTTAACAAGTCTCTTCTCGCAGATCGGGGTATCGATCTCAATCGGGTAGTCGTACTGAATGTTGTGACTGTCGAACAATTCAGGAGTGTTGCACTTAAAGCAGTAGATAGATACTTAAAGGATTCTGAGGATGAACGCAAACCTTGTATGTTTGTGTTAGACTCCTTGGGAATGCTTTCCACAGAGAAGGAGATCACCGACGCACTCAACGACAAACAAGTTCGGGACATGACAAAATCCCAACTTATCAAAGGTGCGTTCAGGATGTTGACACTGAAACTGGGGCAGGCTAACATTCCAATGATCGTTACCAACCACACCTACGATGTTATCGGTGCATACGTGCCTACGAAAGAAATGGGTGGAGGTAGTGGTCTCAAATATGCTGCGTCTACGATTATCCATCTTAGTAAGAAGAAAGAAAAGGATGGAACAGAAATTGTCGGAAATCTTATCAAGGCAAAGACTGCTAAGTCGCGTTTGAGTAAGGAGAACAAAGATGTTACGGTGCGTCTTTATTATGATGAGCGTGGACTTGATCGTTACTATGGTCTGCTCGAACTTGGAGAGATCGGTGGACTCTGGAAGAATGTCGCCGGACGTTATGAGATGGATGGTAAGAAGGTCTATGCTAAGGCAATTCTGAAAGACCCAGAATCATACTTCACCCCTGAGGTGATGGAGAAACTAGATCAGATTGCAAAGAAGGAGTTTAGTTATGGAGAAAGTTGAGAATCTAGTTCTCAAAAATCTTATTCACAATGAAGAGTATGCACGAAAGGTAATTCCTTTCATCAAAAAAGAATACTTTGAAGAAGAAAGCAATCGGATTCTCTATGAAGAGATCTCCGAGTTCATCGTGAAGTATGATGAGTTGCCTTCAAAGGAAGCAGTATCTATTGAGGTTGAGAACAGAGAAGATCTGACAGAGCAAACATTCCGTGAGCTGGGTAAGGTTCTCTCTTACCTGGACAAGGAACCTGCTGACTTTGTTTGGTTGTGCGACACCACAGAACGCTGGTGTCGTGATCGTGCTATATACCTGGCACTTATGGAGTCTATTGCCCTGGCAGATGGCAAGGACGAGAAGAAGGGACGCGATGCTATCCCCTCCATTCTGTCTGATGCTCTGGCAGTATCATTTGATAATCATGTTGGGCACAACTACCTAGAAGACTACGAAGAACGCTATGCTCTCTACCACAGGAAGGAAGACAAGATCCCATTCGACCTGGAATATCTCAACAAAATTACCAAAGGTGGTCTCCCTAATAAGACTCTCAACATCGCTCTTGCTGGAACGGGCGTCGGCAAATCTCTATTCATGTGCCACGTTGCTAGTGCCGCGCTCATGCAGGGCAGGAACGTACTCTATATTACATGTGAAATGGCAGAGGAGAAAATTGCTGAACGAATTGACGCAAACCTTCTCAATGTAAACATTCAGGATATTGTTGATCTTCCAAAACAAATGTTTGATAAGAAGGTCAACAATATTGCTAGTAAGACACAGGGACACCTAATTATTAAAGAGTATCCTACGGCGTCAGCACATGCTGGACATTTCAGGTCACTTCTTAACGAACTTGCACTTAAAAAGTCTTTTAGTCCTGATATCATCTTTGTGGATTATCTCAATATTTGTGCCTCTTCGCGTTACAAAGGGTCTGCCAATATCAATTCCTATACACTTGTTAAGTCAATTGCTGAGGAACTTAGAGGTTTGGCTGTTGAAGCAAACGTCCCTATCGTATCTGCCACGCAGACCACTCGCTCTGGTTATGGTAGCTCTGATGTTGACATTACTGACACTAGTGAGTCCTTTGGTCTCCCTGCTACTGCTGATCTTATGCTTGCCCTTATTTCAACTGAGGAACTGGAAGAGTTGGGACAGATTATGGTGAAGCAATTGAAGAATCGATACAACGATCCGACCATCAACAAACGATTCGTGGTGGGTATCGATCGTGCCAAGATGCGTCTCTATGATTGTGAGCAGAAAGCACAGGACGATATCCTTGACAGTGGGAACGATGAGGAGTATAATTACGAAGAGAAAACCGATTTCAAGAAAAAATTCTCTGCACTGAAATTCTAATGATTGATTCTGAAAAGTACGTCGAGTTTGTGAAAGAGACTACCAGTGATCCGTCTCTTGACTATGCTGCTTTCCTTACTCGCACCAACACTCTTGAACTTGAAAACGACTGTAACGTCACTCAACTGTTGACTGCTGCTCTCGGTCTTAGTGCTGAGGCAGGTGAGTTTACTGAGGTCGTGAAGAAGATTCTTTTTCAAGGCAAACCTTACAATGAAGAGAACATCTTCCACATGAAACGTGAACTGGGAGATATCATGTGGTACATGGCACAGGCATGTATGGCACTGGACATCAGTATTGATGAAGTGATGGGGATGAACTTTGATAAACTGAGTGCTCGTTATCCTGAGGGTACATTCAGTATTGAACGCTCTGAAAACCGTAAGGAGGGAGACCTGTGAAACTATCTGAAAAACGACAAAAATTGTTTGATTTTATTACAACTTGGCAAGATGCAGTTTATAACGATGAAGAAGAGGCATCTCGGTTCTACACCTATCTTGGTGCCATTATTCAGTCGAAACTTGTGAGAGATTTTGTTCACCTCAAAGATAATTGTCCAGAGGGATATGAAGTTGCAGGTGATATTCCTTTGATGGAATACATGAGGGATTATGATCTTGACGAAGTTTACAATAATTTCTTCAAACAACATGTATCTGAGAATCGTGTGGAGGGAGATCTGTGAAACTTCTTACACTAGATGATTACAAAAGGGCAGGAGAAGAATTCTGGCCTAAGTATTGGTATGTTGCCAAAGAACTTGGAGAAGGTGCTAAGACAGAAGATGTTCTCAAAGTTATGGAAGCAGTTGGTGGTGTTGCCCTTAAATTAAAACTCGATGACAAACTCTCAGGACCTTTCGGATTTAACAAAAAGAAAAACGGAACCGATGAAGGAGGAACTGCTTCTGATTGATGATACCTTCTTTGTGTGGAAGACCAGAATGGGACTCTGGTCTACGGAAACCAAAGAGGGTCGTCAGATGCTCACGGGTCTCACAAGAGACGCTGTTGTTGATATGACTCGTTGGCATTTGAAATGTGAACAAGAAGGAACTCTTGAACAGTATACGAGAGTTGTTAACAGTGGAGTTGTTGGAGGTAAACTCTAAATAGTTCTAAAAAGAACTATGGCGACGAACGCGATAGAGACTGCTAAGCAAGAAAATGGGTCGAGAGTTTTCTTTGAGTCTTTTATAGAGACTGGAAAACTCCCGACCGATTCTGCTATGATGGAGGTGTATGACGGTTATAACGCTGAGTGGAAATCAACATATGAGAAGCAAGCAACTGCCTTAAAAAAATTTCTTGGATCTTCAAAGGGTTATGTTTATTCCAGAGACAATGGAATCATGCCTTACATTGAAGACATTGCTAAAAAACAATGTGGAGTATCGGTAAAGGATCGTTGGAATCCTATGGATATTGTGATGGTGAAGAAGAATATGAAGAAGACAGTGGAGGGGACGATAAAGGAACTGACTAATATTGATGGGATGACTAAGGAGGCGAAGCTTGCTCTTCTTAATGCCTATATGAAAGAGACTCTCAAAGAAAAAGTATTGATCGGTGTATCTTTGAAGGCAATTGCTAGAACTAAAAAAACTGCGAGTGTTGAAGTTGCAAACATTGGTGGCACCAAGTCCGCAAGAGTAGACCTGGATCTTGTACCTCGTTCCATTAAGTGTACTCTGACTCTTGGTAAGAAGACAAACTATCTTTTTGACACTGGTGAATTAGGATTTGATATTCAAAGTAAAGCAGGTGGAAAGATTCATGGTCAATCTAGAAACTTTCAGTATTCAAAGGCAAGAAATCTGGTACAGACAGACCTAACTCCTAAGGGGAAAGATGCTGGTGCCAAACTAGGAAAGGTGTCGAGTGTTGCCCTGGATAAATTTTTTAAGGGTATGAATATGACAAGACCATCTTCTGCAACAAAACATCCACATATTCCTCCTGTTGGTAAATGGACTGATGCTGACAAAAAATATTGGGTTGACTTGTATAATAAATTAAAGAACAACAGGATGATTGATTTTGGTGAGGTTGCAGTTTATCAAGATGGGCAGAAGGTGGGAGATGGATTCTCTGATGTTTTAGAGAGTGCTATCATATATGAAACTGCGGAATCTGATAGGAGTTCTGGTGGTAGGTTCTCTTCAAAATTAATCGCCATGGAATGGGCAAACTGTTGGGTTGAGATTGCTAAGAAAAAGAAAATGAAAGACTGGTGTCGTGTTCTTTACTATGGGGCAAAGAAAGAGTTTGGATCATCAAATGGTCCTTTCCTAAAAATATATTGATAAATAATAGTTAAGAAGGACCATATAAATGAAGAGTTTTTCATCATTCATCCAAGAAGCAGTCGTCTCACGCGCCGTTGAAAAAGCGAAGCGCATGGGATTCGTATCGGATGGTCATGGAAACTGGTATGACCGTCAGGGTCAATACAGAGGTAGAACTTATAAGGGTGACTTGCTCCTGAGTAAAGGGAGAGGACCTGGAAAGGAAGACCCAGAACCTCAGCAAAAACGTGCCGCTCAACCAGAGGATGGAAAACAAAAAGCAGCACCGGCACCCGAATCAGGAAGTCGTCCTTCTGGTGGAGAAGAATCTGAAAATTCAAAGGAAAGAGAGGGAGAGACTCTTACTGTTGCATTTGGAAGGTTCAACCCTCCTACCGTTGGACATGAGAAACTGCTGGACGCCACAAAGCGTCAAGCCAAGGGTGGGGATTACAAGATATATCCATCGCGTTCAGAAGATCCTAAGAAGAATCCTCTTTCTCCTGACGAAAAGATTTCGTACATGAGAAAGATGTATCCAACACATGATGAAAGGATTGTGAATGACGAGGGTATGCGTAGCATATTTGACGTTTTAAAGAAAGCAAATGAGGACGGATACAGTAACGTCAACATCATGGTTGGTGCTGATAGACAGAGCGAGTTTGAAAAACTCGCAACTAAGTATAACGGAGAACTATACGACTTTGGTGAGATTAACGTTATCTCAGCAGGGGAACGCGATCCCGATGCTGAGGGTATCGAGGGAATGTCTGCCTCTAAGCTTAGAAAAGCAGCTGTCGATGGAGACTTCACGACGTTTAAGACGGGGGTTCCGAAGGCACTAGATGATGAATCTGCCGAGAAACTTTTCAACACCATCCGCAAAAAGATGAGCAAAGAAAAAGTTTCTGAGATGTGGCAGTTTGCACCTAAACTTGATTGGAAAGGTCTCCGAGAGAACTACGTTGGTGGTCTCATCTTCAAAATTGGTGACCTGGTAGAGAACCTCAACAATGGATTGGTTGGAAAGATCACCCGTCGTGGTACAAATCATTTGATTTGTGTCACTGAGGACAACATTATGTTCAAGTCTTGGATTCGGGATCTTAATGAGTACACTGAAAAGTGTGGTGTGCCTTCTTCTCAAAGAGAAATTGGAACCGACTCTTACAGATCGTATGCTATGCAGATGAGTGGCACTAAGGCGATCAAAAATTTCATAAATAAGAATAAGAAAAAGTCTTAATTTCATGGATATCCACGCAAGTCGCAGAGCAGTTGAAGAACTCAACTCGCTTTATGCTGAGATGAACGGTTACAAGATCGAACCTCCTAAGGAGAAGTTGAAGACCGATCGTAACATGTTCAACATTCCTAAGAGCGAGCAGGATGCTGCCAGAGAGCGCATCAAAGCAAAGACTGCTGCTAAACGTGCCAAGATGAGTGAAGGTGTTCGTGACGAAGATCCTGAGAAGGGCACCAAAGAACGCAAAGCACGTCTCGAAAAGAAGCGTGGCATGAAATTGGATGATCATCCTCAGTATAAGAAAGAAGAAGTAGAAGTTGATGAAGCAATGTCCTCTTATGATAGAAATCGTAAGAGAGCAGCACAAAGAGCAGCAGAAAGAAATGCTGCCCGCGCCGCAGGCAAGACTGGTGTAGTTCCTGGTGTTGGTTATGTATCTCCCAGAAAGGAGAGAGAAACTTATGTTGATTCCGCAGGCACAACCAGACATAAGTCTGGTGCGAAAATGGAAGCA